TATACATTTACATTAGGTGCAACTCCTAGTATAACAGAGGAATCAGGAGGACCAACTGTGTCTGCAGGACCAGTTACAATAACACCATGATAAAAAAATTAAAAAATTTTATTTGTAAAATATTTGGCATTAAACAATGTGCTTGTCCAGAGCAAGATGAACATCTTGAGATATACGAGGAAACTGCAAAACAAAAAAAGATACGTGAAAAGCATAAAGGAGAAACTGAGTAATGGCTTACACTTTAACAAATTTACAAACAGATATTAGAAATTATACAGAAGTAGATGACACTGTTTTTTCTACATCTGTTTTAGAAACTATAATTAAAAACGCTGAAAATAGAATTTATAGAGATTCTGATTCAGATGACAATAGATTTTACGCTACTTCAAATTTACAATCAGGAAGTAGATATGTAACTATACCATCAGATCTTAGAGCAATTAGATATGTTCAATTAAAAGACGGGTCTAACAATCAAACCTTTTTAGAAAAAAAAGAAACTAGTTATATGGCAACTTTTTATGACACTCCTGGAACTGCTCAAGGTCTTCCTAAATATTACGCGAATTGGGACGCTAATTTTTGGGTGGTTGCACCGACCCCTAATTCAAATTTTGAAATAACTTTAGCATATGTTAAACAGCCAGATACTATTACATCTGGAACTCCAAGCACTGCTGGAACTTATTTGTCAAATAAATATCAGGATCTATTACTCTATGCAGCTCTTGTAGAAGCATATGGGTACTTGAAAGGTCCTGCAGATATGTTACAATACTACGAAAGTGCTTATAGAAGAGCTTTACAATCGTACGCGACAGAACAAATGGGTCGTAGACGCCGAGACGAATATCAAGATGGTGTTATTCGTACTCCTATACAGTCACCATCACCATAATAATTAAGGAGATAAAAATATGGCTAACGTAATACCTGACTCTTTTAAAACAGACCTGTTAAAAGGAACGTTTAATTTTGATTCATCTGGTGGATCAACTTTTAAACTTGCTCTATACACAGATATATCGGGATTAACGACATCAACAACTGCGTTTACTACAAGTAACGAAGTAGGTACATCTGGAACTAGTTATAGTTCTGGTGGAAACACATTAACTAATAATGGTGTTGCAATAGCAAGTAATATTGCATTTGTTGATTTTGCAGATTTAACTTTTTCATCTGTAACGTTATCAGCGGTAGGAGCTTTGATTTATAAGAGTGGCGGTTCTAATGAAGCAGTATTAGTTTTAGATTTTGGTGGAACGAAGACAGCAACTAACGGAGATTTTGTTGTTCAGTTTCCAACTGCGTCTAGTTCTGCAGCTATTATTAGATTAGGCAACGCATAATATTTTTGGAGTAGTAGATGGCATTTGTATTAAATGACAGGGTAAAAGAAACTACCACTACTACAGGTACAGGAACTATTTCTTTGGCTGGTGCTGAAACTGGCTTTGAAACTTTTGTATCTGGTATTGGTACAACTAATAAAACTTTTTATGCTATAGAATTACCAGGTAATGCTGAATTTGAAGTTGGCATAGGGACTGTTACTGACGCTAGTCCAGATACTTTATCTAGAGATACAATTATCTCCTCATCAAATTCAGACAGTGCAGTAAACTTTTCTGCAGGAACAAAAAATGTTTTTTGTACTTATCCTGCATCCAAAGCTCCGTCTGCAAGTATGACAGCTTCAACTTATGCTTTCAATCATTCAGCGACTTTGTCTGATGATCAAACAATTAGTAATGCAGTATTAGCAGGACCAGTTACGATAACTGGAACACAAACAATAACAGGGACAGTGGTAGTAGTTTAATGTCAAAGATAGAAGTAAATGAAATAGATGCACAATCAGGTAGTACGATTACCGTAGGATCAGCGTGTAAATCAGTTGCTGTTCCAGGTAATGTTGTAAAAACAAACGCTGTGCAAGCCTCTGATGCTGGAAATATAATAAGTCAGTCTGGCACAACAATTACAATTGGTGCTTCAGGAGACACAGTTTCATTAGCATCTGGTGCTTCTCAATCAGGCTTTGGTCGAACAGGAACAGTAGACTGGCAGACAGGTTCAATTAAAACAAGCACATTTACAGCAGCGAGTGGAGAAGGTTATTTTGTAGATACAAGTTCAGCAGCTGTGACTGCAAATTTACCAGCAGGTTCTGCTGGAGCAATAGTTTCTTTTTCTGATTACACAAGAACTTTTGGAACAAATAATTTAATAATTACTCCAAATGGTTCAGAAAAAATAGGTGGTGTTGCTGCAAGTGTATATTTAAATGTTAATGGTCAAGCAATTACTTTAGTTTATGTAGATGGAACTGAAGGATGGATAAATATTCAAAACGCTGAAGATACAGAAACAGGAGTAACTCCTGGATTTATATCGGCTTCAGGAGGAACTGAAACTAATTCTCCTTGTGGTGATTTTAAATCACACATATTTACAGGACCAGGAACTTTTACAGTTTCTTCTGTAGGTAATGCAGCAGGATCTAATTCAGTAGAATATTTAGTAGTAGCTGGTGGTGGTGGAGGTGGTTTTACAGCATCAGGTGGTGGAGGCGCTGGAGGAGCTAGAGAAAATTATCCAAGTCCATCCACTGCAGGTCTTCCTGTGTCAGCTCAAGCTTATCCAATTACTGTTGGTGGTGGCGGTGGAGGATCTTCAGCAACTCCAGGTAATGGTTCTACTGGTAGTAATTCAATTTTTTCAACAATAACATCTGCAGGTGGAGGTGGTGGTGCATCAGGATCAGGACCAGGCTCTGGAGGAACAGCACAAGCTGGAGGATCGGGTGGTGGTGGTGCTGGAGGAATATCAAATTCAGGACCAGCAGTAGGTGGTGCAGGAAATACACCTCCTGTCAGTCCACCTCAAGGTAATCCTGGAGGAACATCAACCACACCAGCAGGTGCACCAGTTTATGGTGGTTCTGGAGGTGGTGGAGCATGTGCAGCAGGAACTGCTGGATCAACTACAACTTCAGGAAATGGTGGAACAGGTTTACCTTTAGCAGATACTTTCTTTGGTCCAACAGCCCCTTCTTATGGAACACCAGGACCAGTTAGTTCAACAAGATATTTTGCAGGTGGTGGAGGTGGATCAGGAGATGCAGATTCTAGTCCTAGAGGAGCACAAGGAGGTGCAGGTGGTGGTGGAGCAGGTGGAATTTATTTTGTTCAATCAGTAACAGGCGCAACTACTAATACAGGTGGTGGCGGTGGAGGAGCTGATTTTTCTTCACCAACAGGTGGATCAGGTGGATCAGGTATAGTAGTAATAAGGTACAAATTTCAATAATTATGACAAGTAAAATAAAAGTAGATAACATAACAGACCAAGACGATAATAACATTATCAACGAAAGTGGTGATGTTATTACAGTTGGTGCAGCTGGTGATACAGTTGCAGTTGCAGGTAATATTGTAAAATCAAATACATTACAAGCATCTGACGGTGGTAACATTGTAAATCAAAGTGGCACAACAATTACTTTAGGTGCTTCAGGCGATACAGTTTCTTTAGCTAGTGGAGCATCACAAACAGGTTTTGGTAGAGAAGGATCTGTTAATTGGCAGACATCGATTAAGACAGGAGATTTTACAGCAGTAAATGGTGAAGGATATTTTGTAGATACAACAAGTGCTGAAATAACAGTAACTCTTCCTGCATCACCTAGTTCGGGAAGTATTGTAGCTATTAAAGATTATGCATATACATTTGATACAAATAAAGTTACATTAAATAGAAATGGATCTAACATTGAAGGACTAGCAAATAATTTTACAATAGAGACAGAAGGACAAGCAGTTACCTTAGTTTATGCAGATGCAACAAGAGGTTGGCTACCAGTAGAACAAGCAAAATCTGGAGATTTGGATCCACCAGCTCTTTTTACTGCAGCTTCAGGTGGTACAGAATCAACTTGTGGAAATTTTAAAATTCATACTTTTACTGGGCCAGGAACTTTTACAATTACACAATTAGGGAATGCACCAGCCAATCCAGGTGGTGGACCAAGTAATGTTGACTACAGAGTTGTTGCAGGTGGTGGAAATGGAGGAACAGCTTATTACTCTGGTGGTGGTGGAGCAGGTGGTCATAGAACTAGTTTTCCAAGTCCAGGATGTAATGCAGGAGCTTTTCCGGTTACGGCAACAGCATTTCCAATTACGGTAGGTGCAGGAGGTGCGGGAGTTGAAACACCATGTTCAGGTTCTGCTAGTGATATTAACCCTGGTTCAAATTCTATTTTTAGTTCTATAACTTCTGCAGGTGGCGGAGGTGGAACTCCTACAAACGTTCAAGATCCAGCAGATGCAGGGGGTTCTGGTGGTGGAGGTGGTGGTTATGGTTGTTCGGGTGGAGCAGGTAATACTCCACCAGTAAGTCCACCTCAAGGAAATCCTGGTGGAAATGGTAGTTTAACTCCATCTGGAGGTGGCGGAGGCGGTGGAGGTGGTGCTGGTTCTGCTGGTACTAATGGTACTTCTGCACCAAATGCTACAGCAGGAAATGGTGGAAATGGTTTAGCAAATTCAATTACAGGATCGTCAGTGACATTAGCTGGTGGCGGTGGTGCTGGTGGTTTCTGTGGTCCAACAAGTAATATACCTGGTGGTTCAGGTGGTCCAGGTGGAGGAGGTGCTGGTAATGCTGATACTGGTGTAAGTGGAACAGCAAATACAGGTGGTGGTGGAGGTGCCGTTGGTGGTCGATCACCAGGATCACCTCCTTTTCAAGGTGGTTCAGGTGGTAGCGGAATAGTAATAATAAGGTACAAATTTCAATAGGTAAATTATGAGTGAAGTAAAAGTAAATAAAATTAGTCCAAGAACAAATTGTGGTACAGTAACTGTTGGAGATTCTGGAGATTCAGTATCAGTAACAGCAGGTGTTCCAGTAACCGTTAATGGAGATTTAAAATCAAATGCATTAAAAGCAACTGATGGTGGAAGTATAATTTCACAATCAGGTACAACTATAACTATTGGTGCTTCAGGTGATACAATATCACTTGCTAGTGGAGCAAGTCAGACAGGTTTTGGTAGAACGGGGTCC